AGAAAAGAAAATTTATTTAATGTCTTTGGAGATGTTTTTGATGGATTTACTATACTTAAGACCGGACAAAATAAGGACAAAGTCCTTGATAAATGGGAAGGCACCGAGTGTTTTTGGATTGAAGACAAAGTAGCAAACCTTGAAATGGGTTGGCGCGCTGGACTTGAAGGAATTCTAATGGACCACCATTGGAATGGAGATGATGAACTCTTTAAAAGAGTCAAGACATGGAAAGAAATTTATAATATTATTACAGGAGAATAAATGGCAAATTTAATAACAACTAAAGAACAAGAGACTGCACACTTACGTAGCAAATCTAAGTTCTATGTTGCTGGTTGGGTAGCTAATCGTGAGTGTGAAAATCCTCAAGAGATGCCTGAGTCTTGCAAGGGTGACATTGTTGTCGAGAGATGGCATGAGGAATACCTTGCAGGGTATGGCGATAATGTTGCTAATGGCGAATGCTTAGCAGCGCACTACTGTGCTTAAAGAATAAAAATGATATAAATAAAACTATATCACCTTGTCTTGAAATGACTCTGGAAGAACAGTTTAAAGCTTTGAAAGATACTTTAAATACCATCAGTATGATGGGACAGTGGTACCAACGCTATAATATAACAGCGTCTGCTGAAGAAGCTAAAAAAATTATTAAAGAAATTGAAGAAAGATTAGATGAACCTTGTGGCATGAGTAGAAAATAAGTGGAGAATAATATGGCACTATTAGAAGATATAGTTGATTTTTGCAAAATAGAATTAAATATCCCTAAGGATGTTTTAGTATCTGTTGAGATAGAAGATATATCAGAAGACAATGTTAAAGGTTGGACCACAGACTCAGCCGAGGATGATGAATATGATATAGAAATAGATACAGGTCTCGGTTTCAAAGAAACCATCTTAACCGTATGCCATGAAATGGTACACGTTCTCCAATTACACGAAAATCGTGAGCTTGATGAAAATGAAGCTTATGAAAAAGAAGAATTACTTTATAGAAAGTATATAAATAATTCTCAGTAGCATCTCTACTATAAAAAAGATATTTTTTGTTTAAATAAAAAAGGAAATACATATGTTTAAAAAACTACTAGTCGCGACGGCGGCAATGGCAATATCTGCAACAACATTTGCTGGTATTAGTCTTTCGGGTTTGTATGAGGGAACACTAGATTCACATGGTGCTTATACTCAAGACGTAACAACTACTATGAAAGGCACATCTGGAAGTTCCACAGTTACTGTGGTTTTGGATGGCGCTTTTGATATACATGATATGTATGTGGAAACTACTACTGGTCCTCTAACATTTAAGTTAGGTGACTCATCTGGGGATGACCCGGATTCAGTATCTATCGGAGTTACAGCAACATCCGGTGGATTCACAGTAGGATTAAATCAAGTCTCAGGTGGTTCAACAACTCTCGACGTTGGTGGCGCACTTGCTGGTATTACATTTAATGTGACAGATGTTACAGCTTCAACTAGAGAAACTACAGCTACTTATGAAGCTGCTGGTGTAACAGCTAAAGTTGTACATAACACAGTTACAGCAGGTAATAACATTGATACAACACTCACGACAGTTCTTGGTGGTTTAACACTAAGTGCTAATCATGATTCAAATGCAGACGGCACCTCAGAAAATGAGGGTTCAGTATCTAAAGCTTTAGAAGGTTTAGGTACAGTCAAAGCAACTTTGTCTAAGACATCGGCTGATGTTACAACTAAGAAATTTAGTTTAACACGCGGTATCTGGACAGGTGAATGGTCTAAAGTAGGAACCGCAGATGGCGTTACTACTCTAAAGGCTAGCTTAGCATTTTAAAAGAACTACTTACTCAGTAGTAACTCCGGGGATTTGGTAACTATTATCAAGTCCCCTTTTTATTTTATTAAAACCGTTTACAAATACATTAAAGTATGATATAATATATCTATGAATGCACAATATAGAATTCCACTTGGCAATGGCAAAACTAAAGTTACCTTATGGACAAACTATATGAAATATAAATTCACCAAACCAGACCTATGGTGGTTAGAAGATACACCCATTAAGGTCTTCCCTGATTGTAAACGAAACCTTGGAGATGATGATGATATCAGAGATGAATAATAGAAAATTAATGAGCGAATACTATAAGCCTGATGGTAGTGTTGCTAAAATATATCAGGTCGTAACGGGAATGGACGGAGAGCATTCGTTTTTTTCAATAACATATAAAGATGCTAGTGGTACTCGAATAACAAATGAAGATTTTAAATATAAGTCTTTAAGATATGTTCAAGATGCAGCAGAAAACTGGACACTAGGAATTAAACAATTATTAACGGAGTAAAATATGGCCACTTTCGATTTTGGCTTCACGCTTGTAGATGAAGACGAATTAGATGTTGCAAAAGAAGTAGCAGCATCAACAGCCTCGGCATCAAATGCACAGGATAGGTTGGACAAACTGTTCAATGCTATTACACCTCTACTTAATAACTTAAAGGCTAATCCTGAAAAGGAATATATTAAATGGCCTAATAGAGTTGATAAGGTAGAAGCATTTGAAGGACAAATATTAAAAATATATAAGGGATAACCTAAGGATTATATTATGGCAAAGCGTAAAATGAGTGAAGAACAAAAAGTAGCAGCCGCGGCTAATCTAGCTAAGGCTAGAGCGGCTAAAAAACCAGCTACATATAAAAATGTGGCACCAAATGTTATGGCCCTAGATGATGACCACGGACTATCTGTGGTAAGCGTTAAAGGATATATTAAGTCTTGCAAGGAAAAAATAAGTTACTTAAAGAAGGGAGTTCACCGCAATGAGAAGGGAGCATTAGCTAAATTAGCTTCTGTTCAAGCTTATCAACGAGGCTTAAACTCATATTTAAGAGAGGGTTTATACCCATATGATTTCTATGGAGATGATGAAGAGAAACCAATTCAACATTTAACCATTGCACCAGCATATGATGAAGAAGGATTTAGAAAATGATTGATGATATTAATAAGAAATCATTTTCACGATTAGTAGAAACATATGTTAGAACTCACAAAGGCTGTCCATATATTGATGCTGTTATAGATGTATGTGAAGGGAATGAAATAGATATAAGAGATAGTAAAAAACTTATATCCAAAGAGATTATTGAGCATATTGAATTTGAAGCTAAAGAACTTAATTTATTACAGGGTGGTAATCCAACATATGTTTTACCTATATGAGAATGGATGGATATTCGGCTTTTAAATTTCATCACGCTATTAACCTCCATTTCAATGGAACTTATGATTGTTTTAAGTATAATTTCAAAACAAACGTAACTGAAAAAACATATTGGAAAAGACCAGACAAATTTCAGTTAACTAAGATAGGCAAACGATTTAAAAGTAGAGATGATATAATACTATACTTTGCATCCCATCAAGTTGCTGGAAATAAATACAGTGGTGATATGGTACGTGATGAAGATACCTACACCAAGTTTTTAAAGCGTATAGATAGTATTAGTTATCTATTTAAAAATGAATTAGAAGAAATTTCAGATAATGGATTTGATACCCTTTTGGAAATAGAAGAAACATATCCAAAAATTATCCACCACTATCTGGAAGGTACAGTTTCTCTGGAGACTGTATGCATAGTGAATAGGCTGACAGGTTTTATTGAGAAAGCCAATTCACAAATAAGTGAGACCATACTATGGCCTGACTTATATAAAAAAATATCTAAGTTTCAATCTTTTTTAAAGGTTGATGATAGTAAAATGAGAAAAATTATTTTAGATATTTTTTAATTATACTGTTTACTTTAGTGAAAAGTATGATATAATATATAATGATACAACTTAAAAAATAATATAAATCTTTAAAGGAGATGTACAATGAGTTTCGCAGACTTAAAAGCTAAGGCTAATGACATGAGCGCATTAGTCGGTGCAGCTGAAAGCACCACAGAAAAAAAATCATACGGCGACGATCGTATGTGGAAACCCACAGTAGACAAAGCAGGTAATGGTTATGCCGTTATTCGGTTTTTGCCAACGGTTGAAGGTGATGACTTACCTTGGGCTAAATTTTGGGACCATTTCTTTCAAGGACCGACTGGTCAATGGTATGTTGAAAAATCTTTAACTACCATTGGTAAGGACGACCCTGTTTCTGAAAGTAATTCTAAACTCTGGAATACGGGCATAGAAGCAGATAAAGATACAGCACGTAGACGTAAGCGTCGCTTGCATTATGTGTCAAATATCTGTGTTGTTTCTGACCCTGAAAATCCAGAAAATAATGGTAAGACATTCTTATATACTTATGGCGCTAAAATCTTTGAAAAGATTATGAATAGCATGCAGCCACAGTATGAGGATGAAACTGCTGTTAATCCATTTGACCTATGGAAAGGCTCTAACTTTAAAATGAAGATTGCTCAAGTTGCGGGATTCCGTAATTATGACCGTTCTGAATTTGGTAAGCCTGAACCACTTAATGCAGATGATTCTATCTTAGAAGATATCTACAATAAGCAGTATTCTCTTAAGGAGTTTACAGATGCGTCAACATTTAAATCTTATAGTGAGCTTAATCTTAAGTTGACTAGAGTATTAGGTGAGGAAATTACCGCAGCAAATCGTTCTGAAATTGATTATGTTGATGAGGATATAAAAAACGAATCACCATTCAATGACAGTCCGGTTGTTTCAGACCCAGTTGCAGTAGCAGCTGACCCAGTTCAACGAGCTGAGGCTGAAGATGATACAATGAGTTATTTTGCTAAATTAGCAGCTGAAGCTTAATCTTGAGAACCCGCTGAAAGGCGGGTTTTTATTACCAACTATATATAGTTCCGTCAGGTGTTACTACTTCATGTGAATTGTTACCACTACCAAGTATCTCAGCTGTGCCAGTATCTATATATGTGGAAGTATTAATAATTGTCGTCGTAGTAGATTTATCACTTTTATCATCATACAAGATAGTTGGTTTACTATAATCGGGTATTGATGCTTCAGTAATAGCTTGCATACGAGCTCTATAAGCACCTATACTTAAATATGATTCACGATTAGAATCTAAAATCCCT